GACCTGCTTGAGCCTCAGCAGTCATTCCACCAAAGAAGTTATTTACAAGTGTGGTAATACTTCCACCATCAAGACCAGCCATAGCTGCCAGTTTAGCACCGGCATCACCTATAAGTAGTCCACCTGCAAAACCTGCTATACCAGCACCAACTCCTGTCATTTGTAATGCAAATTGTTTTGCATCTACTTTGAATCCAGCTAGAAGTCCAGCAATAGTGAGTACTACTCCTAATCCAGCGGCACTTGTTTCATCGAAAGAACCAAAGAAATTTGTTATTATTTTAGCAATACTTCCACCATCAAGACCACCCATCAGAGCTAATTGAGCCCCAGCATCACCAATGAGAATACCAGCCATGAAACCTGCAATACCTGCACCGATTCCTGTCATTGCCTTTGCAAAGTCAGTAGCCTTGACTTTAAAACCTGCAAGTAGACCAGCGGCAAGAATAATACCACCCATCATACCAGCAGTTTCTTCAGTAAAAGCACCAAAGAAATTTCCTATGACTGTTTGTAGAGTTTTTCCGTCTGCACCCATTAAGGAGAGAATAACATCAGCTGTACCGAGGGCCAACATAAAACCTGCAATGCCAGCACCTAGAGCAGCTAAACCTTTTGCAAATCCTACTCCAAGTTTTGCAACACCTTTACCTAATGCACCGATACCAGTACCAATTCCACCTAATAAACCTGCAAGGATTCCACCAGATTTTTGGTCCCTATCTTTGAATGTAGCAAAAGAACCAGTGAGGGCATCTCTAATTTCTCTAAAGATGGTTGTTTTCTCAGCATCTCTTTGTTCTGTTTCTCTATCCGCTTCTGCTTGAGTTATTTTCTCTGTGGCAGTTTCTGATTGAGATAGATTTGAGAGAGTTGAAATTGTTCTTTCGGAGGATTCTTTTATAGACATAGCCAAGTCTAGTATAGCTTGTCTCGTTCCCTCGTCTTTTACTTCTTCGGCCATTATTACCGCCTCATTTTTTGGTTTTCTTGTTCTATTCTAGCATTCTCTTGTTTAACCCAATCATTCAACATATCCATATAAATCATTCTTTCATAGGGAATCATATTCTCTATTTCTGTAAGACTCCAATTGTGGTGCTGAATCATGGCAAACGTACTAGTATAGAAGTTGGCCAGGGAGTCATGACTCAGCCCGATACGAAAAAATCAGCAATACCTTCCAGAGTTCTGGTGTTCTTTTTCCCACAACTAGGACATTCTGCAGTAATTTCTTTTTTCAATTTGGGCATTGTATCGAAAAAAGATTGTATACTCCTGAATTGTCCAGAGGATAACGAGTTTAGAAATTCATCAATTTCTTCTCTTGAGTAATCCTTTGTTTGGTGCATCTCTTCACCTTCAACGATGTACTCAATACATTGTCCTATCATTTCAAAGGTCTTCTCTACAAGTTTTTCTCCTTCAAGTCCTGCAATAGAAGCAGAGGCTTCAATCTGAGGATATTTCATTTTAATTTTTATATCTTTGGTCAGGTCAATAATATCTTTGTGTTCTGGATTTTTCTCCACAGTGATTTCATTCACATCAATCTCAACATTATAGGAACAATTTGCATTCATCAACTTATCACAAGGGTCTTTTTCCAAACTGTAGGTTATAGGTATCTTCTCCCCCACAGACTTTGCTCTAAGTTGTAGAAAAATGTACTCTATATCAAACATTGGCATGTCCATTGCAGATAAATCATTCTCTACACATGAGTCAATGATTTGTCTTAGGGCACGAATCATGTCTGCAGTTTCACCACTTTCCATTGCAGTCATTAATATCTTTTCTTCTTTCACTAAAAAAGGTCTATATTCTATTTCCTTTCCCGATGATGGAAGTTTTAGAGTATGTGTTCCTACATTCAATTTTGGTAACGGCATTATAATCTCCTATCAAATAACAGTTTCCCATCTCCTATACATGAAGGTGACAGGTAATTTTAAAACTTCATTCCCTGCGGAATGACTCAATTGGACCTCTCCGATTATCGAAGGCCATGCATCTAGCAATCTTACTGCATAGTCTGCAGTATTTCCATCTGGATTGTCAACATTGCTTGAATATTTACTTATGGTAACTGAACAGCTGTAATCGTTAAAGAATCCTACATTACCAGTTCTAGCATTTATGATGACCTCTTGCCATGCATCAAACAATTTCTTCTGTGCCATACTTTCAGTCAGATAGAATGACAGAGATGCTTCAGTATATGAAGACTGATATGGTAACTTTGTAGGTGCACCATATATGTTACTATCTACTGTGGCCAAACTTCTTACTGGTAATGCAACTTGGTCACACAAGAATCTCAAATCTCTTAATTCACTTGTGATAACTCCTGTCAGTGTAGCAGAATTTCTTGGTGTGATTATTACATCATATTTGTTACCAACAGCAAATCCTCTGTATGCAGGACTGAATGCAATCGACTTTAATTTATCTGCACTAAATGACATTAATAGAATCTCCTACTATCTGCCCAGACTTCACCTTTCGAGGCCTTCTGGAATCTTTCTACTGGTAGAAATATTGCTACTTCCCATTCATCCGCATCAATACGGACAGTTTGTGAAACTATGCGGTCACCAAGATACCTTTTCACACATGGTACAGCTCTACCATATCTTTTGAGAAGTCTGTACGATAATTCTAATCTTGTAGTCTTGTCATACTTATTATTACTGGCATATTGATTCAGGTTGTCCATCAATACTGCTCTGTCCCTTGGAGGTATGTAGTGTAGGTTCAATCCATAGAATCCGCCTGGTGCTCTCTCAAATGGAAAGACTAGAGGATACATATCCCAATAGGGTAACTTTTTGGCAAACTTTGGGTCATACTTGTAGAAGAACATCTTTCCAAGTAGGATATTATCGTCAGGTTGTCTTCTCAAGAGTTGGTTGGGAGTTACTGCCTTCATTCTGGCACTGGCTCCTGCCTGTTTTACTTTTTCTCTAAACCAATCCCCTGCAGCTCTGGCCTTTGCCCCAGCTGTACTGGTTTTTATTGCTGTCTTTAACTTATCGAGAAGACCCTCGTTTATTGCTTCTGCCATACTAATATTTAGTCAGATTATCCTCAGTCAGTATTTGAAATTTCCAGTTTCTATCCTTACAGTATGCAGTGGCAGCCTTCCATTTTGCCTCATTGACTCCCCAAGTTTTGACCTCTCGTATGTATCTTCTCTTCTTCCGATTGTCCTTGGGTGGACCTTTTGGTGGGGAACATTGTGCCTTGGGTTTGATTTCTATGAGACTTTCTTTGACGGACCCATCAGATGTTTTTACTCTAATCCAGAAGTCAGGAAAATACCTATGTCTCCTGCCATCTATGGGTGAACGATATGGTACAACCACTTCTTCACTAGACCATTTCAATATAGATGGTGTGGAGTCAAGATATCGCATGAATCGGAGTTCCCAGAGAGAACGATAGATTATTTTATCTGGGTCACCTTTATACTTTGTTCGATTCTTTGGTTTAAATTTTCCTTTATAAGCCATATAAATATCTATGTACCTTTATAACCATTGGAGAATTATGGCAGGCTCAACACTCTATTCATATCCACTAAATTTAAATACCTCAGAGTCAAGAGGAAATGGCGATCATCGAATAACATTTCAAGTATTAAAACCAAGGTTTGGTGCCACTGACCCAGCATTAGGAGATGTTGTAGCAATGTATCTCCCACCAGATGCTTTGAAAACATCATACAGTCAATCTTATGGTGATGTTGAGATGGGGGGTGCAGGTTTAGCAGTCTTGAATGTAGACTCAGGAGCTGCTCAAGATGCTTTTAATGCATTAAATCCATCTGGTGGTGGGGGAGTAAAAGCAGCAATAGCTTCTGCAGAGAAAGCTTTAACAAATACTCCTATAGCTGCAGCACTGGCCAAAGCTGCAGTGACTGAGGGTGTTGGGGCAGTTACTCAAAGGTTAGGAACTGCAGCTCAAGCATTAGAGAGAAATATAGGTAAAATTAGAAATCCACATAAAGCAATAATATATCAAGGCCCTGGCGGGTTTCGTACTTTTAGTTTTACATTCGTCATGATGCCAAAAAGTAAAAAAGAAGCAGACGAAATTAATAAAATCGTTCATTTTTTTAAATATCACATGCATCCTGGCGTAAATGCATCTTTTACAAACCCAACTGTTCGTCAAAACACTTCTGCAGATGGGAGAAGAGATGCAATAAATTCTGCTA